TCAGGACTGGCCATGGCGAGCCGATCCAAGGATAGGGGTCATTGTTTGTAGCAATACACGACGTCGATGAACGGGGGGTAATGGTTGGTCGCCCAGCCGGTATTACCCGTGACGGCCAGCCCGGTGAACGTGCCCGCGACCCCGCTAATCGCTTGCCCGCTATCGCCAGGGATGCCGCCCGCCAGGGCGAGGTGATGCGAGTGTCCGCCGCCAGGGTCCGTGGTGCCCTGCACGTCGATGTTGTGGTGGTGGTCTCCGCGCGACACGAACCCGTCGGTGCCGGCGTCCGCGTTATAGCTACCTTGATTGTTGAGGCCGGTGGTCTGGTGCACCCCGAACCCGTGGCCGTGCTCCCCTTCGTGGTCCGTCCGCCCATCGATCCCGACGACGCCGCCGTGGTTGTGCCACGGCATGGCCAGGCCGTCTGCCGTGTGCGCGTGGCCGGGGGCGATGAGCCCGCCGTCCGCGTTGTGGTAGTGATTCGTCGCGCCGCCCGTCGCGCCCGTATACGTGGCGCCCGACCGGAGGAAGAGGCCGTCCCAGCTCGTCACGCGCGCCCAACCGGGAGGGCACGCCTGCCAGAAGATGGCGACCAAACCGGCGGGGATCTGCTGCGGGATCGTCGCCCACACCCCGTCGCCGCGCAGGAAGTAATCCGGGCTCCCGTTGTAGTTCGCCGTCCCGACGTTGCCGACCCCGAGGTTCACCCGCGCCTGCGTCGGGGCGGTGGCGCCGGTGCCACCGTCGGCGACGGGAATCACGGCGACCGTTGACGGCTCACCGAACGTGCTCTTGACGTAGCCGTTGGCCAGCTGGTTCAGCGCGCGCTCGTTCACCAAGCCGCTATGCGGCGTCGCGGTCCAGTACGTCGGATCGACCACCGCGGCGCCGGGGTCGCCCTTGTCACCCTTGTCGCCCTTCTCGCCTTGCGGCCCCTCCGGGCCCGGTGGTCCGGGCGGCCCTTCCGCCGTGACGATGCCCGTCCCCGGCCACGGCTCCGGCGGCGTCGTGGTGCCATCGACGACGCACATGTACGCGATGTTGTCCTGGATGACGATGTCGCCGTCGTTGTAGACCGGGCCGGGCGCGAAGTCGCCGAGATAGTCGAGGTCCATCCCCCCGCCCGCGCCGCCGCCGGGAGGAGGTGCGAAGGTCGCGTCCGCGCGCAGGAAGTTGGCGGTCCCGCCCGGATACCCCGCGAGGTTCCGGACATTGACGGGGTCGCTCCCGCCAGCCGAATGCGTCGGCGCGTGCGGGAGCGGCGTGGCGGTTCCCGCGATGTTCACCGGCACCCACGCCCCGTTCACGAAGACCTTTAACACGCCGGGGCTGCTGGCGCCGGGGGCGGTCTCGTCCGTGTCGTACCAGACCTCGAGCCCCGCCGGCGGCGTGCCGGTGCCGACCCACACTTCGTCGGTGCCGGTCGGCGCCGTGACCGTGACCCACATTCCCGCGCCGTTCAGGAACTGCGTGGTGACGCCGGTGAGCTTCGGGAGCAACCCGTGACGGCTCGTGCTGGCGTTCAGGTCGGTGACGTCGTCCGGGAGGGCCAGGTCGTCGAGCTTGATCGCGTCGGTGCCGCCGGACTCGTGCGTCTCGTGATGGAGCGGCAGGATCCCCATCAAGCGAATCGCGGACAGCGTGCCGTCCACATTGACGACGCCGTCGGCCTCCCACATGAGGGAGTCTCCGAGCTGCTCCGGCGCCAGCCATTTGGTGATGCGGCCGCGCGTGCCGCTGCCGTAGTTGTTGCTGATGAAGGTGGGGGCGCCGCCGCTCCCGCCGCCAGCGCCGCCCGCGGGCGGCTCCGTTCCCGGCCGTGACGGGCGCGAGATCGACAGCTCGTCGGCGAGCTGCTGCAACCACGACAGCCACTCCGGCGTAATCACGCCGGTCCGGGGCTCGGCGATGATGTTCTTCGGCGCCGGCTGGCGGGGCACTACGACCCTTCCATTTCCAACCAGGCCCCGACCACGCGCCACGGCACCGGGTCAGACACGACCAGCCGGAAGACACGATGCTTCGCCGTGCCGAGCCGCGACCACGCGACCTGAATCTTGAAGTCGCCCTGCTTGCCCGCGCTGCGCCACAGCTCCTTGCCCCAGGTATTGCCCGCGTCGTTCGAGTAGACCAGCATCATCGTCGGGTCCGAGCCCTGCCCGGCCGCGAGACCCTCGCCGACGTCCATGTCCATCTGCAGTCGATCGAACGTGACCTCTTGGTCGCGGTCGCCGGTGTGCGGGCATTGCCGCACGCGCCGAATCACGGCGTCGTCGATGTCGGTGCCGTAGCGCGGGTGCATCTTGGCGATGACGCCCTGGTGCTGCAGCTCGCCGTTGACCATGACGTCGCGCGCGACGCGGTCGCCCACCAGGTTCAGCCCGAGGCCGTCGATCGCCCCGAACGCGAAGGCGTAGCACTGCGGGCGATAGACCGTGAACTCCCGCACCTTGGGATCCCAATAGCCGCGTCGATGCCACTCGTTGGTCGACAGGTCGTAGACCCACGTCGTGCGCGCGGCCGGGAACGACACGACATAGAAGGTGTGCCCGTCCTGCTGGTAGCTGAACGCCGCGCCGTCGCCGATCGTGTGGAGGTTCTGGATGGAATGGTCGACCGCCGCCGTGCTGACCTTCTCCGGGTTGTAGCCGTTCGTCTTGACGACGTAGCCCGCGCCGTCTTTGTCCGCGGCCACCCACATCATCGTGTCGCCCGACACGCGGATCATGGTGTCGGCGGCAATCACGCCGGCCTCAATGAAGACCGGCAAGTAGGGCGCGAAGCGCGCCTCCGTGTCGCCGGTGCCGACCCACACCTCGCCGGTCTGCGTGCCAATCAACCAGATGTTGTTCGACGTCACGGCCATCGACAGCCACTTGTCGCCCGCGCGCGAGCGCTGATACACCTGCGTCGGGTCCCACTGGAATCCGTCGAACGACTCCGAGACCAGCAGCGCCGACTCCGTCGCATCGAGCACCACGAAGTAGCTGTCGATGAAGCCGCCGGACGAGGCCCCCTTCACCACGGGCGCCAGGACGTTGCTCTCGAAGTCGTAGCAGTACGCAAAATTCCCGCTGACGAAGAGGAGCTGCTCGCCCGCGTCCCCGCTGGAGGCGAATGTCACGGGCGCGCCGTCGTCCGCGATGCCCTGCGTGCCCGTCGTGTTCTCGGTGGGCGGGATCACGGCCTCGCCGAGCTCGCCGGTGTCGTCGATGCTGAGCGCCTTCCCAGGCTCCCCCGCGACGATCTTCGCAATCAAGCGCGGCGGCGACTGGCCGCCGACGGTCCGGTAGACGTTGTAGCCCCTGGCATTGACGACGGGTTGCCACGAGACGGTGACCTTGTTGGTCGAACTCAGTTGCGTCGGGCCGGTGAAGGTCACGCCCTCTTCGCTCGCGGCCGACTCGCCCAGGCCGAGCGTGGCCGACACGCGATACTTGTAGGTGACGTTGCCGACCTTCTGGCCCGTCGTGTTGACGGTTGGCACCGCGCGGTCGTCCCCCAAGTGCCCGACGTCATGCACCACCAACGTCGTCGAGGCCACCGTGGCGATCAGCCGCGGCACCACCACCGCCCCGCCCGTGCCCGTCGGAGCCGTGGTGCGATAGATGCGATAGCCGATGCAGCCCTGCACCGCGGGCCAACTGACGATGTTCCAGTTCGTCCCCGACAGCGTGGCGTTGCCGACCGCCGACGTCCCTTCGGGCGAGCCCGTGGTTTCGCCGAAGGCATTCATCGCGGTGATCTTGTAGCCGTAGGTCGTGGTGCCGACCGCGCCACCGTGCGTGATGACCGGCACCGTCGGCGCCCCAATCTCGGGCGTCAACGGACTCGTGGTAATGACCGGCTTTGTGGGCGTCGAGACAACGGTGAGCGACCGCTCGATATAGTCGCGGCCGTTCGTGCTCAGTTGGTAGAACCGGTCGCCGGAGACCGCGAACGCTTTATCGTTCTGCGCGAAGAGCCCGCGCACCGGCCCGGTCGGCAGCGTCGTGAACGGCGTGAAGCCGGGACACGGCAACAGCGCCTGCCCGGCTTTCGCGTGTTGCGAGTGCGCGCGCTCGAGATACCAGTTCCAAAGGTCCTGGGTATCGAAGCGTTTCGATTGCGCGCTGAACGCGCTGCCCACGAACCCCGGAAAGGGCACCCGCGAAGACATCGGACTCGCTCCTCACTGACTTAGAGGCGCGGCAACGCCACACCCAAGAACCGCAGCAGCCACACGACGACTACCAGCACGACCACGACGCGGATAAGGGTCTTGATCGGCGCCGCCATCGGCACGTAGGTCTCGACGAACCACAACAGCACACCGACCACGATGAGCACGACGAGCAGCTCAATCAGTCCCATGGATGCGTTCTCCTTGCCGGCCGTTACCGTGGCTCGCCGGTCCGCCAATCGAAGTAGTCGTAGCCGCGAATCAGCGCCGGGTCGACGCGCGCCTCCACCGGGCGCACGTTGCCGCGCTTGATTTGCGCCTTCGCCTGCTTCGCCGCCGCCACCTGGTCCGCGGTGAGCTGCTTGCCGTACTCCGAAGCAATCTCCGCCGCGAAGTTGGTGCGGATGAAACGCCGATACCCCGGCGGGAACGTGTACGTGGCGTCCAGTGACGCGAACTCCAGCAGCGCGACCGGCGTGTAGAGCACGAGCTGCATCTGGCCGCAATCGGTGGGGACGGGCCAGACGTGAATCTTGCCGAGGCCCGCCTGCCAGTTGTGGTCGTAGTAAATCGCCGACGGGTACGCGCTCGTCAGCGATTTCTGGCGACACCCCTGCCAGCGCTGGTCCGTCCACACGTCAATCGGCTTCTCGAAGGGGACGGCGTCGTGCACGTTCTGAATCAGGTTGGCCGACTCGATGTGCGTGGGGCGCACGATGCCGATGTCGCCCCCGAGCCCGATCGTGTAGCTGCAGATGTTGTTGCCCAGCAGCTTGCACGTGCGCGTGACGAAATACATCGTCAAGCGCTCCAGCGCGAGGGCATCGAGCCAGTCGTTCAACCGGGCCAGCGCGTCGTTCGCGTCGTCGGCTGACAACGGGTCGCCGACCCCGAGCACGCGGATGCTGCGGAGCGTCTGCGTGATGAAGTCGCGCGCCGTCGCCGTATTCGGCGGGCGAATCGTGGCGCTGGTGTCGACCGCCGCCGGCCTGAACACGGCGATGCCCGCTTGGGCCTCTTGCGCTGACGGCCAGTAGTACACCGGGTCCACCGGCGCCGCCGTCCCCTGAATCGTGTAGCCGGTCGCCGCGGCCACATTGATGTCGTGCGTCGTGGGCTTCGCGGTCAGCGTCAACCCATCCGAGAGCCCCGTGACGCAGTCCTGGGTCGTGAAGGGTGGGCCGCAGGGATACCACGCGCTGAACCAGGTCAGCACGAGCGAGCCGTGCACGTCCGGCATCACGGCGCCAGGCTTCAAGGAGGTGCCCTGCGGAGTCATCGCGCCGGTGGACTCCTGCAGCGGGTTGTCGAGGTCACTCCCGCGGAACGCGTGGACCACGACGCCAGGCGTGGCCCCCGTCACGCGGAACGTGTGCGCCGAATGCCCGCGGGCCCGCTTGGCGTACCACGTGCGGTGCCCGGTGATGCTGCCGGCGAGCTGGGAGAGCTGGATCCAGTCGTTGGTTTGAGAATCCGTCAGCTCCGGCGTCGCGTAGCGGGCATCGTACGCGACGTGCACGACGATCAAATCCGCGCCGGCCGTGTTGAGCGGCAGCGTCAGGCCCCCATTCAGGCCCGGCGCGTCCGTCATGCTGCTGACCGGGGCGAAGGCGGTCGTCGCGACCGCGTGTTCCCCCGTGCCGTCGCATCCGCATCCGCAGCTCATCGCGTTGGCCTCATGACCGCACCACGAACGTGTAGCTCTTCGTGATCACGCGTCCCGCGCTGTCCGTCGCGTGCACCACGATCGGGAACTCGCCGACCTTCATCGGCGCGCCCGAGAGCCCGGCGGACATGCACCCCGGCAGGTTGCCCGACTCCAACGAGAACGAGGTCGGGTTCTCCCACAACGCGAGGACGTAGTCCTGCTCGTCCCGCTGCCCGATCGCGTCGACCACACGCACCGTGAACGGGTAAATTAGGTCCGCCACCCACAGCGAGGCGCTGTAGACCACATCCACGCGCGCGGGCGGCAAAGTCGGCGGTTGGATTGTCGCGAGCTGCGGCGCCGTGCCGCTGATGTGGCCACCAGACGTAAAGGTCAGCCCCGGCGGCAACTCCCCGCTGACCAGTCCGAAACGGTACGGCGTCTTGCCGCCCTCAGCCACGATCTGCGCGGTGTAGGGCACGGTCGCCACGAGCTCCGGTAGGACCTCCGTCGTGATGACGACGGGCGGTCCTGTCCACGGCGCCTCGGGCGGGGGCGCGTAGAACGCTGGGTAGACCAGCCCGATGGCCGTACTGATCGCGAAGCTCACCGTGGACTCACGGGGTCACGGGGCGCAACAGGCCACCCACGGGCTGACCGGCGCGGCCCGTCGGCACGTCCACGAATTTCAACTTCGCCGCGTTGACGTAGCCCTGGAACGTATAGGTCCCCGCCTGCTCCAGCGCCCGCACCTCGTTCGCCGCGAAAATCGCGACCTGTGGCGTCATGGCCTCGTAGGTCTCGAAGACTTCGGCGCCCGGCAGGCCCGACATCACCCCGAAATACTTGATGACCTGGACGGACGCTGCGCTCCGGGTGACGGCATAGGCCGCCAACGGGATCTCGACGAACGGATCGATCAAGAGGGCGTAGCCCGCGTGCGTGATGGTGTCGGTGCCGCCGAACTTGTTGGGGACAACGAGGGGAACCGGCAAGGCTTCAATGGTGCCGCCAAAGGCCATAAGTGCTCCTGATCTACGCGACGCGTTTCCACATATAGACCGCGATGTACGGCGGCAGATTGTTGTGCCCGTGCGACAGCCCTGCGTTCTGGTTGGTCGCTGTGGCGTTCTCGACGGACACCCGCGCGCTGGCGAAGTGGATGTTCACCGTTCCGGGATTCACGCTGACGCCCGTGTACGCCGGGCTGGTCCCGATGATCCCGTAGCCGGTATCCGTCTCCATGGGCGAGGTGCCCGAGGCGACATAGCCAGACCCCTGCACCGTCTCAGACTGGTCGCCGCGGCTGAGCGCGTGCTTGTGGCCGGTGTCGTAGGCCGGGTGCGAGTGCTGGGTCTCAAACGTGGTGTGCCCGTGCTGATCCTGACCATGCGTGTGCGTGAGATCCGTCAGCGTGTGCCCGTGCGCGTTCTGCACGTGGCTATGCACGGCGAGCTGGGCCTCCGTGAGCACCACCGCCTTCTCCCCGCCGATTTGTTCAGCCGTGGCGAAGTCGGGGTCGCCGGGGCTCAGCCCGACCAGCATCCGGCCCTGCCCGAACGCGACCCACGCGCCGTAGCCGAGCATCGTCACCGGGCTGGTCGCCACGACGCTCAGGAAGATGCTGCCGATGGGAAAGGCTTGCGAGGCCGGCGGAATGACCGGGGGGACATACGTCGACACGAGCATCACGTTCGGCGACAAGTACTGGTCGCCCAGCGTGCCCGCGTTGATGTTCGAGGCGTTCCGCAGGTCGTCGATCGTTTTCTTCGTGATGCTCTGCGCGAACGCGAAGCCCTCGACGATACCGATCGCCGCCGTGCCTTCCTGCGCGCGGACGATCGTCAGCACGTCCCCGACGATCGCGGTGACGCGGACAATCTCCGCGTTGACCGGATCGGGATAGTCCGTGGTCGGCCAGACCGTCGCGTTGAACGGGACCGCCGGCATCTTCGCGCCCTGGTCGGGCAGGAGCTGCAGGGACGTGCCCGACTCCGGCGGCTCGGGCCGCACCAGCACGCGGCCGAACCCGAGGTTGGTATAAGCGTCCACGGTTACCCTCGCCCGTCAGCAACCGAGACATCCGCATCGGCACGTGACGGCTTCGCCGTCGCGCGGTGGGGACGCCGCGCCGGCGGCTTCGGCTTCGGCCGCGGTTCCTCCTCGACCTCGAGCCCCGGTGGCTCGTCCGCGGGGAGTTGCGTCGCGACCGGCGGCTCGGTCACCGGCACCGGCGTCGCCACCGGCGCCTCATGCACCTTCGTGGGGGAATCGAACCAGCCCTCACCCAGCGCAGCATCCTCGACGTCGTCCGCCACGATGACGGCGGGTCGCGTCGCGTGATAGCGCCAGGCGGGATAGGCCTGAAAGTCGCTCATGTGCGGTCACCTCTGGCCGAGAAACTCTCGGACCGGCACCTGTCGTCCGGCCCGAGATGAGAAACGGCTGGACTACGTGATGACCGGGGCTCCCGCGACCGCGCCGGTGCCCGACGCCGCGCCGAGCAGGATCCACAGCTCGTTGGCGGCGATGAACGACACCGACGTCTGCGCGGCCGCCGAGAAGGTCACGACGTCCGTCGCCGCGCCGCCGCCACCCAGGCCGGTGGTGGTGTAGGTCAGCACGTGCGCCGCCTTGCCGTTGGCGACGACGGTGAGGATGTCGCCGTCGTTGTCCTTCACCGGGCTGGCCAACGTCAGCGTGGTCAGCGCGGTCGTGCCGTTGATGAACACGACCTTGTCCGTGCCCGGCGTCGGATTGGGAATGACGCCGTTCGCGCCGACGCTGACGATGTCGCGGCGCTGGCTCTTGGCCGGACCGAAGTCCGACGGCGGGCCGAACGTCGCGGTCGCGCCGAACGGATGCGCGGTGACGGCGCTCCCGCGGATGCCCCGCAGGACGCCGATCTGCGCGTTGGTGCCAGGGGTCGGCGACGGCACCGACAGCACGCGCATCACCTCGCCATCCACGACGATCTGGTTGCTGACCTGAATGCCGGCCGGGTTGGTCAGGACGATGTCCGTGTCCGACACGGTCATCCCGAAAGCGGCAGTACGAGTAAGGGCCATGTTGTTCTCCTGTGTGTCCGTGTCCGAGTCCGATGAGAACGACGGTGGCGCCCGAAGGCGCCACCGGTGCAGGGTGCCTACGCGAGGACGCGGCAGGCCAGCTCGGGACGCAGCGTCGCCCAGCCGTAGAGCACGTCGATACGGCAGGGGAACTGGTCCGTGGTGATGTCGTAATCGCGGACGATGCGGAGCGAGATGCCCAGCTGCTTGTCCGAGACGCGCGACGCCATGTCGGTGCCCTTCGGCACCGGCAGGTCCGCCGTGACCAGCGTGAACGCGTCACGATGGAACGCCAGGCCCTGCGGGCTCGAGGTCGACACCGCCCCGGCGGGGTTCAGCATCGTGATCAGCGCGCCGGCCGCGGGCGAGCCGCTCACGGTCTGGAACGCGCCGGTGGTGGTGATGGCCGGCGCGATCGGGATGGTGATCGCCGCGCCGGAATCCGCGAGGTCCGCGGTCACGGTGAACGTCTGGAGCTCGCCGGTCGACTGGCGGCTCTGCGGGTTCACGCCGAACACGCCCGCGATGGTGAACAGGTCGCCACGACGCAGCGCCGTGGTGCCGGTCCAGCCCACCGTCGCCAGCACGCTGCCGGTCTGTCCGGCGGCCGCGCTGACGGCCGGGACGCCGGTCCAGGTCCCGCTGGCGTGGGTCGGACAGTTCTGGTCCATCGCCCACTGGAAGCCCGCCGCGGTGCCCATCTGCCCCTTGGCGTACTGCGCGGAAATCGCGGTCGCCTGCTGGAACAGCCCCTTCAAGGCGTCGACGATGTACGCCTGCATCTTCGGGGTGATGACGAGATGCCGCATCTCGTCCTGCGGGGCGGCGTTGTTGTCGAGCGCCACGCCCGCCATCAGATAGGTCAGGAGCTGCACGGGCGTCACGCCCGCGGTGCCGACCGCGTTGTAAATCTGCTTGTAGAGCTGCAGACCGTTGAAGTCGATCTTGTTGGCCAGCGCCGAGACGGCGGGCTGCACGAAGCGATCGCCGAAGTCGTCGATCGACAGCTTCAGGTCCGCAGAACTGAACTGGAAGTCGACGTGGTCCTGGGTCGTCAGCGACACGGGGACCTGCGTTTCGGTCGCGTCCTGGAGGGCCAGCGCTTGACCGGTCGCGACGACATACCGCACCGGCTTACGGGCGTTGACGACGTAGCCGATCTTGGCGCCCTCGATCGCGAACTTGTCGTCGTACTGGCGATTGACGCGCTTGGTGAACGCGAGGTTGTTCTCGAGGATCCGCAGCGCTTCGCGCGTGATCATCGAGATGGTGAGCAGCGTGTTGTCGGCGACCATGACGCCGGCCGGATGTGGCTGGAACCCGCCCAGCAGGTAGTACACGAACACCGCGATCGTCATCGCCAATGCCTGTCGGAACAGTTCGGCGCGCGTCGCAACGGAAGAAGCAAAAGTAGTCATCGGAGCCCTCACTCAGCCAAAAGCCAACTGGTGTCGGCGCTCCCGCAGTGCCTTACAACCCGCGTCGTGCGCGTAGCTCGCGCTCACGTCGGGCGACGTAGTCCCGGAACGGTTCCTCGTCGAGGGGCACTGTGGTCGCCGTTGGTCCCGATCCCACCGGCCGAATGGGTTCTGGTGCCTTGGTTTCAACAGCCGCAGGTGGCGGGCCGGTCTTCTTGGGAGCGCCCCCACGGATGCGTTCTTCGAGGCGTGCGAGATGCACGAGCTGTTGGTGCTGCGGCTTCGCCGCAATCGCCTTGAGCTCGTCGGGCCGCTTCAGGAGGTAGTAGGTGAGCGCTGGACCGTCCTCGGCGTCGAAGACGGTGTAGCCGTCGATGACGCGCAAGGCATTCGGGCCCAATGCGACCAACATGTCCTGAACGGAGTCCTTCGCCTCTTGGAACACGGCATCGAAGTCGGCGTGGGTCGTCTTGAACGTCTCGAGGGCGTCGTTGTAGGTAGCGAGCCGTTCGTTGACCACACGAGAGGTCGACTCGCGCTCGATGCGCTCGCGGTCGGCCTGTCTTTCTTCGTCGAGCACCTTGCGCGCCGCGAGCACCGCCTGCTCCTTCGTCCACACCGCGTGGGCGGAGAGGTAGTCCTCGTAGGTCGCGTACTTCGCACTGCCCTGCTCGTCGACGGCGTCGAGCTTGGGCTCGTCCGCGTCTTCGGCCGGGGGCGGCGTCTTCGCATCCGGCGGGGTCTCCGCCGGTGGGGCCGCCTCAAATTCCTGTCGCTGACGCCGCAGCTCGTTGAGGCGCGCTTCCTCCGCCTCGACGTCGCGCCGCACCGTGTGCTTGTTGCGCGTCAGCTCGTTGATCTCGGCCTGGATGTCCGCCTTGCGTTTGGCCAGCTTCCCGCCGGCCTCTGACGCTTCGCGGCTCTCCTTCTGCGTGGGCGTTTCCGCCGCGCGCTCGGCCGGGGTCTCCGCTGTCTCGGTCTCGGTCTCTGTCTCCGCTGCTGCTGGCGGCTCGACCGGCTTCGGTTTCTCCGCCGGCTTGTTCGTCAGCGCTTCCTGCACCTGCTCCGCGGTGTCGGTGGTCGACACCAGCGTGATCGTGTCGTCTGGCATGGTCCCCACGGCGCGGGACGAGCCCGCGAATCGCCCGGCAGGTACAAAAGAAAAGGCCCCTCGTCAGTCCGCATCTGGTGCGGTCCAACGAGGGGCCCTAGTCCCCGTACCCGATGTCCCCTCACGAACGGCGCGGGCGGCGCCGGTTCGGATGCCTCCTATCGCGAGGGGTGTTACGTGCCGCGATGATGCCGAGTGGTTACGGCTTCTTCAAATCGGGGCTCTTCTTCGCCGCCGGAGCCTTCGCCGCCGGCTTGGCCGTGGCGGGGCGCGAGGCCGGCCCCATGGCTGGCTTGGCCACCGGCTTCGGCTTGGCCGCTTCCTTCATCTCCTGCACTTCAATCTGGCCCAGCTTCGACGGCTGCAAGCCCGCCAACGCCTCGATCTGCCGCCGCACGTCCGGCGGCGCGTCCTTGTACATCAGCGTGTCTTCGGGGCCGCTGTCCTCGGGGGCGCGCTCGACCTTCGTCGGGGGCGGCGGGGCCTCGATCTGCATCCGCCGCTCGTGGAGCTGCTCCGCCGTCTGACTCAGCTCGTCGATCTTGGCTTCCAGCAGCTGCAGCTGGACCTCCGCCTTGGCCTTCTCGTGGATCTTGGCGAGCTCGAGCTGCGCCTTCATCTCCGCGAGTCGCTCGTTGGACTGCAGCTCCATCTGGCGGATGTTCGCGAGTCCTTCTTGTTCCGTCCGCTTGGTGTCGATGACCTTCTGCTGCTCGTCCATCACCTGCTGCATCTGCTGCATCTGCTCTTCCATTTGAGCCATCTGCTGCTTGACTTCAGGTGGGATCTCCTTCTGCTCGTCGTCGCGCGCCTCGGGCGGCACCAGGTGCTTGAACCGCTCCGACAGCTCCCGCGCGCCCGGCCAATCCATGTTCTTCGTCAACACGTCGAGCGCGTAGGGCGCCGCCAGCGGGAACGCCTGCAGGATCTTCGTCATCGCGTCAACCGATTCGGCCCGCCGCGACTGGAACGACGGGGTCACCGAGACCGAGACGTCGTACCGACCCAACCCCACGTCGTAGAGCGCCCCCGATTGCATCGTCTTCGCCAGCGGGCTGTCCTGCATCGACTCCTGCAGGGCCTTCGCGCTCTCGGGATTGCCGGCGTGGACCATGACGTCCCGCTCTTTGTCGTCGAGGCCGACGATGCGGACGATGCGCGGCTGGTCGTAGTAGACCGGGATCCAGTGCAGGAGAATCCGGCCGACCTGCTGAATGGTGAGCGCCTGGTTGTGGAGGAAATGCGAGTTGCCCTGCTCCCCCTGCGTCTGCCGCGCGATGATGGCCTTGCCCGACTGTTCGCGGCTGTGCTCCTGCGACGCGTCGAACATGCCGATGACGCTCTTCAGGTCCATGTCGGCCTGCTGCGTCGCCTGGATGATGGGTGTCACGTTCGGGTCGAAGGCGTTGCGCTGCGGCGCCGGGACGAGGTTCCCGTTGATGTCGACCGGGTCGTATTCGAGGAACGGGAAATTCCGCCGATTGGCGAGGAGCCACTGCTCTTTCGTGGTCTCGAACTGGCCGACCGCGCCGATGACGGGCGCGCGCGGCGCCAGCGCGATCATCTCGGTCTCGGCGCTCACCCAAAAGTTGTAGGTCCGCTGCGGGTCCTTGGCGTCCCGGATCATCCCGCGCAGGTTGCGCCGGCCGTTGACGACCAGCTTCTCGCCCTGCATCGGCACGAGCGGGATGAACGGCCCCGGCAGGTCGCGGCCGCCGGTCTTGTCCTGATTCCCTTCCAAGACCTCGATGCCGTTGATCGTCGCCCACTTGAGCTGGCGGCGGACCGTTGGGCGCCGGCGGAGGACGGTGACGCGCGGCGGCTCCCCGTTCGGCCCCGGCTGGGTGTCCTTCTTCCGGATGGCGTCGCTGTAGCTGGTGAGGGTGAGCGGCTGCTCTTCGCCGACGTCGACCAAGTACTCGACCAGCTCGGCCTTCACCATCTCGAGGTAGTAGTACTCGGCGATCAGGACCCCGGCTTCGCTGACCCATTCGGCTTCTTGGTCGCCGACGCTGGTCCAGTCCACCATCGACGCGCGCGCGGCCTGTGGATACTTGATCCGGTATTCGTACCAAGGGACGCGGGCGACCATGAACGCCCACTGCAGGTCGCTGCCATCGGGTTTGCCGGAGGCCGGATCCGGATAGACGGTGAAGGGATCCTCGGGCGATTCGATGAGGATTTCCTGCTCGAAGCTGTCGTCCGCGATCCAGTCCGCCCGGACGCGCAACCACCCCCGCCCGATCACCACCTGGTGCTCGCCGGCCGAGTTGTAGTGCATCGGCGCGTTCGAGTTGCGCTCGATGCTGCGCGCGATGCCCTGCAGCACCTCGGCGGTGTCGACGTCGGCACCGCTGTCGATCGGGCTGTATTGGATGGCGGGGCGCTGCTGCCGCGCCTGGTTCAGGACCTGCCGGACGAACTGCGGGAGCCGGTTGATGGTGAGACAGGGGCGCCCGTCGAGCACCCGGTCCATCTTGATGTTGTCGGGCCACTGCTCGGCGTTGTAGAAGCGCAGGTCGTCGAGCATGTCCTTGCGGAGCTCGGCTTCCGTGTCGCTACTCAGGCGCCAGCGCGAGCGCGCGGTGGCCAGGAAGTTCTGCGTCTTCTCGTAGCGCGACCAGTGCGCGGACTCGCTGACCGCAATCTCGCTGTCGGCGCTCAGAATGCCGGTCCGGTTCGACCCCAACGTGGAGCCGACCGCGCCCGGCGGGAGGTCATCGACGCGGACGGGGGCGACGGTTTGGAGACGGGGCTTGGGCACGGTCAGTGCACGACGAGGTCGCGCTGGTAGCGCGCCGCGGCGGCGCAGACACGCGTGTACATGCGCTGATAGTCGTCATCCCCGAAGGCGTGGCAGTCGTGCTGGGGTCGGCAGACACGCACGAACATCTCGTAGCCGCCCTCGGCCATGGCCGCGACGATGGCATCGCCCTGCCAGACCAGTGTCAGCGCCGCGAGATTGGACCAGTCTTCACGCGAGGCCACGCCGCGCGAGACGCGGCCGACCAGGTCTTTCATTTCCGCCAGCTCGGATCGGGTGAGCATGTTGTGGCGGCCAGTGTGCCCATCCGCCGCCACAGGGGGAAAATCGGGGTGAAAATCCCTAGTAGCCCTCGTCGCCCTCCGGAACCGGCATCGCCGCAGCGTCCATCGGGGGCGCCGCCATCGGCGGCGGCTCCTCCGCCGGGGCCTCCGCGACCGCGACGCCCATCTGCGCCATCAGCTCGCCGACGCGCGCCGCCGCGGCGGCGCCCTCGTCCGCGCTGAACGGGTGTTCCTGGTAGTCCTTCCCGCCCGGATAACTGCCGGCACGTCGACCCGCCGGCGTTTTCCGCTCGTAGTTCTCGCAGACGAGCACACCGCCGTCGCCCCCCTTCTTGACCTCAAACGACGTCAAATCCTGCGGCTGGCTCGTGCTTTTCTTCGACACGGTGGCCGCATTCCCGACCGCGCTCAGGTCCCCGATGGCGCCCATAGCTGGATCCGGCATTGCAACATTCCCCTCTCGCGCACGTTTGTGACTATTCGGTGCGCCAATGACTATCAGGTCTGTCAGATTTACAAAGAGACCCCGCGCCAGTGCGCCTGGCCGGTCGCCTTGCGGTAGCGCTCCGCGGCGAGTTCTTCGACCTCTTGGCGGTTGAAGATGCGATAGATCCCGACGCGGCGCGCGCGGAGCTGCCCGGTGCGTTCGAGGTAGCGCACATGGTTCGCGGAGCAGGTCAGAATGCGCGCGGCTTCTCCCACCATCACTTCTGGCGACATGGTTGGTCCTTTTACGTCAGCGGGGCGACCCGGAACTCGCCGTGCGGCTGGGTGCGTTGCAGCTTGGCGAGCGCGTGCTCCGCTTCCTCGCGATCCAGGTAGCGGAACTTCCGACCGCCCGCGGTGTACAGCTCCAGCCATTCCGGGAACGGATCGCGGTCACCGGTCCGCACTTCGATCTTCCAGTTCGCCTTCATCTCACGCGGCCTGACGGCGTCGGGCGCGCGGGAGCTTCCGATGCGTCACGGTCGTCACCTTCTTCACGCCGATGCTCTGCAGGTCGTCAGCCGCCTTCAGCCAGAGCAGGTTGAAGAGCGCGACCGCGGTGCCGTAGATCGCCTGATCGCTCTCGAACTGCCGAATCACCGTGGCCGTGAGTCTCATATGCGAACTCCATCGACATCGAGGATGTGTGGCGCCGCGACCCACTCGTTCGGCGGTAGGATCGTCAGCGACCCGCCGGCGTGTTTCAGGAACTGCTGCGGCACGCCGGTCGCCTCGCGCGTAACCGGGTCGACACGCTGCACGAAGCCGTTCGGGGCGCGGACCACCACGACGCGGGGGCGGCACCGGCGGATCTGCTCCATCAGCGGCGGCGTGTAGGTCACGTACATTTCTTCACCTCGACGAGGTGCCCGCCGATCTCCAGATACGGCAGGCGGTAATACTCGACGCCGCACGGGCACCACCAGCCGTCCCGGTTGTCCTTGTACCGTCGCAACCGCCGCCCGCACGCGTCGCAGAACCGCGAGAGATAGAGCGCGCCCTCGCGACGTGGTATGTGGGGCGGCAGGCGGCGCCGCGTCATCCGCCCATCCATCCAAGCTGCACGGAGTTGCGATCGAACGGGAGCACCTTCGACGGGTCGTTCTCGTTGCCCTTCGGCGGCTTGCGCTTCATGCGGGCGATGCCCGACCGCGCCATGTAGCGCGAGCTGTCCATGATGTGGTCGTTGGATTTGACGACGCGGCCGCGCGCGTCGCGGCGATACATGCGGAACTCGTCGAACCACGCCTGGCACGACGCGAACACCTTGAAGCGCCCGGTGACCATCAGGTCCCACAGGTCGGCGATGCCGGTCTCAACGGCCTTGTCCGGGAGGTGCAGCGGCAGGCCCAAGCGCCGATAGACGTAGACCAGCTGTTCGGCGTCGTGCTCGGTCATGATCAGCGCCGCGGCGTCGCCGACGCCCGGCCAGATCCAGCCGCTCGGGCGGAGCATCCGTTCCTTGATCGCCGCGGCATGGAGCGAGGGTTCATTGCTCGCGCGCTTGTAGACCGACGTGACGTAGAGCACGCGGTCCTCGGGGTTGAGCGCGCAGAAGACCGCCGCCGTCGCCTTCGCGCCGCCGCCCACGTCCATCGCGAACCCGCGCCACCAGTGCTCCGGAATCGCGAAGTCCGGAATCCGCAGGTCCGCCTCATCGATCGGGTAGACCGCTCCGGCGCCGAGCTGCGGGATGCCTTGGGTACGGGCGGCGCGCTGATACGGCAGCATCGACGCCCACTGCTGCGCCTTGACCTTGTCGGTGAGATGCGGCGCGTCGTCCCAGGTGGCGCCGATGACAAAGCGGGGCTGGACGACCGCGTAGGGGTTGTCCTCCGCCTTCGTCACCACCTTGTCCGACTGCACGGCGAAGTCGGCTTCGTCGGCTTCGGCCGCGGCGCCCTCGAGCGTGCTGGTGACGGCGGTCCGCGCCGGGACGTCGGCCTCGTCGTTCTCGGTGCCGGGCATCATCGCGGCGGCGAAGTAGTTCCGC